GAAAAATTTCTTGAGACTCTAGATAGATATGTTGATAGTCTTGTAAACTTGTTCAAGTTCATCAAAGAAACAAAAACAGTTAAGGATATTTTTATTCAAAAGTATAATGCAATCATGCAAGGTGCAGCAGTTGGCACATATCTGATACACCCAAATGGTGACATCAAAGTTACCAATCCAGAAGGATACGTAGCTTTTGATGCTGCGCAAAACGGTATTAAGTTGGTAGATCGTTTGGAGTTTTCAAAAGCTAACTTCATGATACCTAAAAATTGGATCAAAGATGAAAACGTTTAAACAATTTTTTACCGAGCAAAACTCCTCACAGGAAGCAGATAGTGTGGTTTTATGGCCTGGGGGGTTCAAGCCACCACATGCTGGACATTTTGAAGCATTAAAGGTTGCTATTGAAGAAAACAATGCATCTCATGCAGTTGTTTTTATTGGACCACGTGTGCGAGAAGGTGTAAACATAACGCCTCAGCAATCAAAAAACATATGGGACATTTATCTCAAACATCTCCATGGAGTTGCATGTGAAGCTGTGATATGTCCAATAAATCCAGTCAAGCCAGTTTATGATTATGTAGATCGTCATTTAGAAGATTATTTTAATATCATTGTTGCAGCCGGAGACAAAGAAGATGATGTAAAGAGATATGATGGATTCAAGAAACATTCAAAATACAACAAGGTTAAAATAAAAACCATAAAGTTGCAAGCAGGTGGTATATCAGGTACCTTGACCAGACAAAAATTATCATCTGGTGATATAGATGATGCTTTAGAATATTTTTTACCACCTGAAATTAAGAAAAGCAAATCAGATGTGATACACATCAAGCATATCTTAACGACTTAACACATGATAGGGAATTCAACAACAGCGTACGATCAAGCACTGCTCAACAAGAGCAGGTTGGACAAATTCATCATGGTGATTGATCTACCTGATCTGCTCAAGCCCATTGCTCGTAAATTTGAACGCAACAATCAATCAGTGCAATTGGACACGCTGCAGTTTTCCATATATGGTACAGTAGTACCTCAAATTCAAGTTCCAGCAATACCGGTAAATTATAGCGGTGGTGCAATGCACATTTCATCACAAGTTCATCCTGCATACCCACCCATCACAGTAAACTTTACTGTTGACAACCAATTCAACAACTACTGGGTGATATACACATGGTTGAATGCCTTGAGGAGCGCAACTGATGGTACATACGCAACATCCATTCATGATCTACCTCAAGTGCGTGGTGACATGCTGTTGCGTGATTATTCCACCAACATGAGTGTGTTTGGTCTAGATGAATACAACAATGAAATTGTCAAGTGGACATACAAGCATGCATTTCCCACCAGCTTGGGTGAAATTAGTTTCAACAACCGCACTTCAGGAGAGATTGATACCACGTTGCAATTTGCGTTTGCAGAGATAGAATGCGTTTTGTTGTAACAAGATCAAAAAAATAGCCCCTATTTAACATAAATACTCTGCATATGAGAGTTATCCAGAGTCCAGGGGTTGAGCTTCGTGAGATTGATCTTTCGCTAAATCCTGCCATCCCCGCAGGAACAAATCTTTTTCTTTGCGGTTTTGCCAACAAAGGTCCAACTGATGAAATCCTTCAGATCACATCAGTTCCGGAATTGGAGCAGATCTACGGCGAACCAACAACACCTGCAGAGCGCTATTTCTACTTTACAGCACGTCAAATTCTTCAAGACAGTCCAGGCAATCTATTCTTGAATCGTTTACCATATGGATTTGAACGTGGAGCAGGTTTTGGTAGCAAGTTTGGTGCCTTGGTTTACCCAGCAGGTTCAATTGTAAATACCGCGCTCTCAGCTGTTGAAAACACATATACATATTGGACCACCAACAGCGCTAATAGCGCATTGAGTGCTGCAGCGTTGTCAGCATATGAAACTGCTGCGGCTGCCGGACCAAATTACGTATACACCAACAACTTTAACATTTCGGCAGGTACATATGTGCTTGGAAAACCAAAATTCTTTGAATTGACTCAGCAAGAATATCTAGAAGTATTGGATGGCTCATCATTTGACTGGTCTGCATCTGGAGTTGAGGCTGTAGACATCACTGGTCCAAAAGACTTTGGAAAAGCAGGGTTGATTATTCTCAATCCAAGTCAAACAACCATCAATGCTAGAGGTGAAGGTTATTATGTTGCATTGACCGACAACACCAATGCTGAACCAACTAGCGATCATGACTCCCTCACACATGCCTATACAGTAACACGTGAAGCACCCTCTCAAGGCATTGCAACATACACTGAATTTCCATTGGATCGTCTGTATTTTTCATTGACTGCATCCAATGATACAGGTGTAAATCGCGACAATTCCAACATCTCACTCAACATCGAGCGCGCATATTATGGATTTGCTGATGCAACCACACGCAAGTTTGATGATCTCATCGCGATGAACGTATATAAACTTCGCAGATCACCATATACACCTGAAGTAACCAAGTTGGAATATACCACTCAGGAAAGTTATCTTGGATCATTTGACATGCACCGCAAGATGCAAGATTCTCGTGGAGGTCCACCCATCTCCAACTACTTGGGAGGATTGACCGTCAATTCTCAAAGTGTTCGTTTGATGATCAACGATTACATCAACAACCGCACAGGTGATACTTGGATAAACGAACAAACATCAGCACCCAACAAGAAGGTTCGTTTGATCTCTCAATCTACCATTAAAAATCTCTCCACCAACGCACTATCATCAGTATCTGGTACATTTGGTGGTGATCTTGCAGCATTCCAAGCAGCTGCTGGAAAGATTGGTTATTCTGATGCATTGTTCCCCATGGGATCATACGTAAACATGACATTCAAGAGCAAGATCATTGGTAGCTTGCCGTTGAAGATTGATCGTGCGTTGTACAAGATTGAAAATGATGAAATTTTCCCATTGGACATCGTAGTTGAAGGTGGTCTGGGTACCATTTACACAACATGTTGCGCACACAAGGTTCAATATTATGACGACACCATGCAGAGTGAAGATTTGCTAGTAGGCTTGTCTGCACTTTGCACATCCAACGACTACAAAGAACCAGGTGATACCAACGATCTTCGTGGCAATTATCACAATATTTTCTCACGATTTGATACATTTTGCTCACAACAACGCAAAGATTGCTTGTTCATTGCAGATCCATTGCGTCATATATTTGTTCGCGGCGAAAACACCAAGGTGTTGGCAGATCCAGACAAGTCATTCTCGCAATTTATCTACAATGCATTGCGTCACAACTTTGAATTGGCCAACAGTAGCTATGCATGTGCGTACGCCAACTGGGTCAAAGTGAACGATCCATTTGCAGGCATCAATTGCTGGGTACCATTCTCAGGATTTGCTGCAGCAGACATGGCTTCAACCGATGCAAATTTCCAACCATGGTATGCACCAGCAGGGTTTACACGTGGTAAAGTACGCAATGTGTTGTCTATGGGCATTACACCCAAGCAGAAAGAGCGCGATCAGCTGTACAAGATTGGCATGAATCCAGTAGCATTCTTCCCGATGGATGGATTCACCATCTTTGGTCAGAAGACATTGCTACGTCAACCAAGTGCATTTGACCGCATCAATGTTCGTCGCTTGTTCTTGTTCTTGGAGAAAGCAACCAAGATGACCGTGAAATACTTCGTGTTTGAGCCCAACACAATGTTCACACGCAGCAGGGTGATCAACACCATTCAACCAATCTTTGAATTGGCTAAGAATTCAGAAGGCTTGTACGATTACATGATTGTTTGCGACAAGAGAAATAATACTCCAGATGTAATTGATCGTAACGAGATGATCATCGACATCTATCTCAAACCAGTACGTGCTGCAGAGTTCATTTTGGTCAACTTCATTGCTACCAGAACTAGCGCTAACTTCAATGAACTTGTCGCAGGTCCAAGACTCTAATCCAACACTAAATAACATATATGGCTGATACATCACAAACCATTCGTAATTTTTACTCCATCGCAGCAGCTGCTGACTTCTCAAGAGATTTCCTCTTCCGAGTTGGTGCACTTCGCACACCCAGGCTGGTGCTTGGTGAAGAAGAGCTAGTGTATGTCAGAACTGCAGCTCTCCCTGGTCGCAACATCGCAAACATCGAAGTAAAATACATGGGATTATCATTCAACACACCTGGTGGTGTGACATATCCCAATTCTGGTGCATACAGCTTGGAGTTCTATTGTGATCAAGGTTCTACTCTTCGTGAACGCTTGATTGAAGAGTCACGTGCTACATTTGATGATGCGACATCAACAGGCGAGTACAACACTGCAGGTCCTGAGAGTTACATTGTGTTGTACCAGTTGGACAAGCAGTTGAGCCCAGTCACAAAATATACATTGCATGGTGCTTCCATCAGAGATGTGAGTGAAATTTCATATGAGATTTCAGATGGTACTGGAGCATACAAGACCTTCACCACCACATTTGCATATCACTACTTTACCAATGAATTCCCACCTGACGCAGCAGCTGGTGGTTCAGCCAACGCATTTCCCAACATTCGCTAGTTGATGGTGATGATTAAATAATCACATGGGTGGATCACCACGTGATTATTTTTTAGGCAATTTATCTAGGTGGGAATATGATATCCCACACTCTACACAATGGGCTGTACGCATCTCGCCCGTTGCTGGGACTGGATCGTTTTTATCCAACATAGGATCTACCATCAATGTAGATCATTACAGCTTTCAAATAGACCCAGGCATTATGAATGCTTTGTTTGGTGAGCAAGTACAAGGTACTGCTGATGGAATTGGATTGTATTTTGCTCAAACAATAAGCACACCTGAAGAAAGTTTTTCTGTTGATGCAGGATCGCCTCTAGATGGAGCAGGTGGATTTTTACAAGGTATTGTAGGTGGCAACAGATCTGCTGGAGCCTCCAGAAGCATCAACATTGATTTCCTTGAAACCAACTTGGACTTTGTGGATGGTATCATCAGACCTTGGATCATCACCACAAGTTACAACGGGTTGATCGAGCTAGACAAATCTCAATCTATCAAAGCAGATCTAGAAGTGGTGCAGTACACCAAGGGTGCTAGCAGACCAGTGCGCAAAGTGCATAGCTTTTTCAATTGTGTGCCTTTTTCAGTGCAGAGCAATTCTTTAGATTATGATGCTGAGCGTGTGATCAAACGTACTGTAGGTTGGATTTATAATCATTACACATACAAACTCATGGGCGGCGAAGAGAGTGGATTGTCCATGGGTGGTGGTATGATGGGTGGTGGATTTTTGGGTGGAATGGTGGCTAAAGGTCAACAGATTGGAGGAATTGTTCCGGTAGGTTTACCTGTTAGCCCACCAAGAGTTGTTCCAGTAAACACACCAGCAAATCCCCCAAAAGTTATACCCGTAGTAGATAAAGACGTAATCACGCCATGGTAGTTGAATATCTTTATACGATCATTATCATATCATGATGCGCTTCAAGATACCCTTTGATCTTCCTGCGTCCAAGCGACAAGTAAAATACGTTGAATTCAACAATTCACACCACTTTAACGTCATCAAATACATGTCTACCAATGACGACAGCGTGATTGAAAACATGTTTAACGAAGTAATACAAGATCTCACAGGTGAAGATGCAACAAAAATGTTTGCAATTGATAAGTTTTGCCTGCTGCTTGACATTAGATCAGTAGCTTTAGGCGACAAAATTGAATTTAAAACCAACATACAAGCCAAAGCATCATTCAACATATCAAGTGTGTTGAACAGCATCAGAAGCGTAATAGAACCCGCTACTCTTGATCATGAAATACACGTTGGAGATATTGTATTAACGACATCAGTTCCAAGGAGATTGCAGACTTCTAACGTAGATGACTTGGTACACAACAGCATATACTCCATCAGAGATCACAATGATGTTTATTATTTTGATGACATGAGCAGTGTAGAACAACAAACGCTGCTAGCATCTTTACCAGCAGAAGTATTGAATGATGTTATTGATTGTATCAACAAAAATCAAAGCATCATAAAAGACACCTATATCATCCGTGAAAACACCGACATAGGCATCGACGCCATACCATTTGGATTGTATGATAATTCTTTGTTTGTGTTTCTCAAAAGCATTTACTCTGAAGACCTAATGGGGTTTTATGAATTGCAATATAGTCTGATCACCAAGCTGCATATTTCATACGACCACTTCATGCAGATGACCCCAAATGAATGCAGAGTATTCATCAACATTCACAACAAAGAAATGAAAAAACAAGAAGAAGCTCAAAAAGCAGGTGATCCCAAGAGTAGATTTTCATCTCCGTAGGCATATATAATGATATGGCCGTATCCGATCTACTTGGTAAACTTGATGCACTCAACAACAACAATCTCGTTGAAGTATATGTTCCCTCGCAATCTGAAACTGTAAAGTTCAAGCAACTTTCAGTAAAGCAACAAAAAGATCTCATCAAGACAGGGTTGGACGGTGCATTAGCCGGAGCAACCATCAACAACGTGTTCAACGACATCATCGAGAACAACGCTCTAGAAGAGTACAGCTTCAATATATTTGACAAGGCTCCCATCATTACTGCACTACGTGTTCATGCTTTTGGTGGCGAATACACAGAGGGAGACGTGAAGCTAGATCTCAGCATGTTAACTGAGAAGCAGCTTGTGCTTACAGCTGCAACAACGGGGGTAGTTGCATACCAAGATGTAGTTACCATCAAGCTACAAGTACCGAGTCTAAAACTTGACACACACGTCAACAATGCAATCATCACCAAGCTTAAGAGCAATCAAAATGTAGAGGTTGGCGAAGCTGTAGGATCACTATACGTGCATGAAATTGTGAAGTTTGTTAGTAGTGTAACTGTTGCGGGTGATGTGGTAGATTTTGCAAAATCTTCAGTTAAAGATTGCATGCAAGTTGTGGAGAGTTTGCCAGCAAAATTGCTTACAGAGATTGTAGATTTTATTCAGCAATTCCGTGATAAAGAAACAGAGTTTCTTACCATCAACGATACTGCAGTTACGCTTGATGCACGTATGTTTGCTAGGTGAGGCTAAATATATGTAGATGATTGACACATCTACTACACTAGTTCGCGTTGTTGAGCAATTAACCAAGATCACCAACAGTCTTGAGCAGATGGCTACTGCTAGTAGCAAGCAATCTGACTACAAATCTCAAGCAGATAAGTACCAAGAAGATTTTCGTAAGAGACAAAAAAAACCCTTAGCTGATCAGGATGATCAGGCATCCAAGAAGGGGTTTTTGAAGTCGTTGGGAGAGAAGATTTTTGGTTTAACTGCTCCAAGCACACTAAACAGCAACGAAAAGCAACGGTTTACCAACATTGCAAAATGCTTCAATGCTGTCATGCAAGTTGATGCCATCAGCAAATCTATTGATCGTCTGCGTGAATCCAATGAAGAAGCTCTTGAGCAGCGCAAACGTGAATCACTCTTTAGCAGACTAACGCCCAAAGCTGCAAAAACTGAAGAAAAGAAAGAAAGTAAAGGCAGCATACTAGGTTCATTGCTCAAGTGGGGGCTGATAGCTGCTGCGTTAAAACTACTATGGGATCTTGCAACAGCTCCATTAAATGCATTGTCTGGACTATGGGAGTTTTTATCAAAATGGAGCTTGGCGGGGTTGATCAAGCTCATCAAGTTCAAGATAATGATGTTTTTTAACGCAATAACGTACCCGCTAAAAGCGCTCTACAAACTGCTTACAGGTGATAGTATTGGTAGCGCCATAAAGACGTTGACAGGTAAAATTGGTGAATGGGTTGGTAAATTAAAAACATTTATGTTTGAAGTTTTTGAAGGACTAGGAGAGAGAATTTCAAAGAAAATAGGTGAATGGATTGGAAGATTTAAAAACGTTATGTTTGAAGCTTTTGAAGGAATGGGAGAGAGAATTTCAAAAATGATGGGTAGTGCTCAAAAATACTTAATGGAAAAATTTCCAAAGCTTGCATCAAATCTATCCTCTATTCGTAGTGTTGTCAGTGAAAGTATCGATAGCATCATAAACTGGGTCAAAAAACCATTTCAAGGTATTTCAACAGCAATAATGGAATTTTTTACCAAGAAGGGTGGTGGTGAAATAGCTAAAGTTGCAGCAACAAAGATTGAAGGTGGTATTTTGAAAAAAATATTTTTTGGAACATTTAAGTTTTTAGGTAAGCTCGGGCTAGGAGCTTTCAAAAAAATACCAGGCATTGGAGCATTAATTAGCTTTTATTTTGCTTACAAAAGATATAAAGAAGGTAATCATACAGGTGCATTGATTGAAATACTTTCTGGGTTAGCAACTACTGTTCCTATTTTAGGAACTGCATTATCAATAGGCTTAGACATGATAAACATATGGCGTGACATGTCAGGCAGGACAGCAGAAGAAGTTAAAAAGAATGGAGCAACAGAGAATTGGTTCACAAAAATGGTTGATGGATTTGGAAAATGGGCTAGTGAAAATCTATACAACTGGCCTTATGTGGGTTCGTTGATCAGATCAATAGAACATTTTGAAGCTGGTAAATGGAAAGAGGGATTCATCAGCTTGGCAAATGCATTCCCACTAGTGGGGGGTTTGCTTGCAATGTTTGACATCAAAGAAACAGAGTCTCAAGCAGGTAGAGGCACTGGTGATTTCTCAATTGCACTCAAGAGCGCCTGGCAATGGACAAAAGATCTCATACGAAGTATACCCGTAATTGGTAACACCATCAAGGCATTTGAGTTTTTTATGAGCGGTAAATTTTTAGACGGTCTGTCTGAATTGGGACTCGGCGGCATCATCAATGCCATCAAGAACTTCAAATTTGAGATGCCATCATTTGGCAACATAGGTGAACAACTAAAAGGTGCAGTAACGTGGTTGAAGGACAGCATATTAAATTTGTCGTGGGTTGGTAACACCATCAAGGCATTTGAGCAATTTAAAAATGGAAAATATCTAGATGGTCTCTCAGAACTAGGACTCGGTGGTATCATCAATGCCATCAAGAACTTCAAAATGGAGATGCCATCATTTGGAGACGTAGGAGATTTATTAACAAAAGCACTTCAATCATTGCGTGACGCAATTTTTGACTTTCCAGTCATACGCAACATAATAAAGAGTATTGAATATGCAAAATCAGGTCAATGGAGCAAAGCAGCATTGGAGTTGGTTCCTTCAGGAGTAGCATCGTGGTTCAACAAATTGACAGGCAATAAAGCTGCTACTGACAAGCAAAGTGTAGTTCCTTCAGCTAGCAAAGTAAATGAAGGATCCAATCAAATCAAGATTGAACAATCGCTATCCAACAAAAATGTTCCACAGACGCAGAAATTTGAACAAACGTATACCAACAACAAACTTGCACCGCAGCCACAGAAATTAAAACTAGATGGCATGAATGACCTACAACAGTCGATATCATTTGGCAGCAAGCAGGAAGTTGAGTTGTTGGCAGAGCAACGCAATCTCATGAAGAGCACCAACAATTTGTTGATGATGATTCTAAACTCCAACGCAATGTCTTTGTCTGGAACAAATGCATCTCCACAGCCTATGCCCAATACTTTTGCTGATCAATCTGGTATACCAACATCTACCACACGAGGTATGTATGGTGAGGGTAAAAACATAATGAGCATGGGAATACAGGGTTAACGTATGGCAGTACATCCAATAGACGTAATGAGAGCTAAAGAGGATGCCGACATGGCATCACTCAGAAAGCAGGGCGTAAATGTAATAGAGACCAAACTATCTGCTGCAGACGAAAGACGCTTTGCAGCCATGAAAGATGATTCTGCTGCATTAGAAAAATTTAGAGCTGAAAAAGCTAAGAGAGCATCAGATGAAGCATACCTCCTTGCTGAAGCAGATAAATTTGACAAACTAACTCCTCAAAAACAAGCAGAGAGAGACAGAATCAAACAGATGAAGGCGGACGCCGACAGGGACTGGGACTCCATGAGCAAAGGTAAAGAGGGGCAAAAGTCACCCGCAAATGCTGAGCAAGCAAAAGAAACTTACAGCAAAGAACAGTCTACCGAACAAACATCCCCAAAAGACAAAAAGAAATCTAATGATGCAGCTGCAGCAGCTCCACAAGTTACACCTGCAGATGTAACAAAAGAAAATGTTCCACCACCTACTGTAATTATAGATGTGGTGAAAGATTTTGATTGGACTTCATCCATCAACAAGCAGCAAGTAGGTGAAAAAGTACCGTTCATAAGACTAACAGAATTCAAGCTAACTGCCAACAATGCATTGAATGGACTGGCTGCAGCTGCCATGGCATTTGCAGACATCAATAGATCTACTATGGCGGGAGTTGCAAAGCTTGGCAACGTGGCTAGTACCATCACTCAATCTACATTCATGCAATCTGCAGGAGATGCTGCAAAAACGGGAGGAGATGCAGTTGGTGCAGCAGGTGCTGCCATTGAACCTTACTTAAAGCAAGCTGAAGATTATATAAAAAGCAAAACAAATGATAGCTTTGGTCCTGAAGGACAACATCTGATGGATTTGTTTGGAAACTTGTATGCAAGAGAAGCTACAGGTCGAACATATGTGTTGCCGCACTACACAAAAGACTATTTTCAAACAAGCAATGATTTTAGCGATACAACTCAACCTCTAATAAAGGGGCTGTATGAAGGACTAGATGCGGCAGGTCAAATACCATCTTTGTTCACAACAGGTGTTTATGTGCAGCGTCCAAAATTTTATCAATTTGCATCTGCTCGTGAACCATCTGTCAACATAACTTTAACGTTGTACAACACCATGACTCCCATGTCATATTTGAAGCACACAAAATTCATACAGCAGTTATCACTTAGCAATTTACCACGTCGTGTAACTCGTGCTATAGTTGAACCACCTTGCATTTATGAAGTGCTAATCCCGGGAGAAGTATTTTATCCATATTGTTACATAAACAGACTGCAAATCACAAACGTGGGCACACGTCGCATGATCAACAATGAAGTTGTGCCTGACGCTTATCAAATAGACATTAGTCTCACATCACTGATCAAAGATGCAAACAATTTATATGAGAAGCAAATGCAGCACCATGGAATGACCTTCTCAACACCAACAGTAGAAAAACCTGCTGCTTCTAGTAAATCACCTGCTGCACCACCTGCTGCTTCTAGTAAATCTGGAGAGCAGCGCAACGCAAAAGCAGGTCAACCAGCTCAGACAGCACCATCAAATCCCACACCTGTTGTTGACAATAGAGATAAAGTCATACCAATGGATAGAAACGGCAACGCAACAGATGGTAGCGGTGATAGTATATACAACTACATCAACAAACCTGGTGCATCTCCAAAATTTATAGTGCCGCCAGAGAATAAACCCATGTTCATCAAACCAAAGCCCACAAGTCAATCGTTTGGAGTAGAAGGATAACGTACTATGGCAATTGACACGTCTAGATCTGGACCATTAACACTCGATTTAGGGGGACCTCTATTGGGAGCAGCTAATCCTGGAGTAGATAGTCGAGTAGGTGTAGTAAATGCAGGGTCAAAAACTGCAACTGAAGTTGTACCTCCACCTGCACCTCCCCCTGCAAAAATTGAAGAGAGTGTTACCACCTTTGCCCCTGAACAACCTACTGAGCAACGACCACCAGAACCCAAAAAACAATCACCAAAAGCATCACCAGCTCCACAAGACCCACCTGCAGATGTAACAAAAGAAAATGTTCCACCCCCTCAGGAATTGATTGATGTTGTGAAAGACTACGATTGGACTTTATCCATCAACAAAGCACAGATGATTGATAAGATTCCAATCATCAGGTTGAAAGAATTTAAAATTACTGCTGATAATGCAATAAATGCTCTTGCTGCAGGAGTGTTTGCATGGAGCGACATGCAAAAAGCAGGTGCAAGTGCATTGGGAAAAATGGGTAGCTTGGCAGGTGCAGGGTTGACCGATGCTGCAAGCATGATGGGGTTAGACAGTCAATTGCAATTTTTGAAAGATCAGAAAGATTCTAAATTTGGTAAAGTGGTTGCAAGCACAGGTGGTGCAATAGGTGATGCTATTGATAGTTTTGTTGCAACAGCAAAAGAGCTTGCTAGTAGAGCTCAACCACCATCAGATTTTGGGCCTGAAGGACAGCATCTGATGGACGTGTATGGTGGATTGTACGCAAGAGAAGCAACTGGTAGAACGTACACATTGCCATATTTTGCAAATGATTACTTCAGTACATCCAACACGTTTAGTGATACAACAACAATGCCGTTGGTTGGTGCAGTATATGAAAAGTTATCAGAAGTAGCTAATCTTTTGCCTGCTCTAGTTGAGCCTGGTGTGTATGTGCAACGTCCACAGTACTATAATTTTGACACCAGTGGTAACGAATTTTCATTTTCAATCACTCTGTACAACACCATTACTCCGTTAGAACACCTGAAAAACAGCAAGCTCATACAGCAGCTTATTCTAAACAATCTACCTCGGCGCAAAACAAGAGTTGTAGTTGAGCCACCATGCATATATGAAGTGTTGATACCTGGCAAAGCATTCTTCCCATACTGTTACATATCAGATCTACGCGTGTTGCATGTGGGTACCAAGCGATTGATGAATGGTGAGATTGTACCAGACGCATTTGAGGTGCAAATAACCATCAAGTCGCTAACAT